CATATGGAACGGGTGCATGAGAATGTTGTGTTCAGCTTGGAAGACCAGCATGTAATTAAACGTGCCGGAGATACCGAGTGGCATTGCATCAGAGAAAGATCCTTGACCGAAGGGGTAGACGAGGAAGACAGCGGTGGCTGCTGCGACAGGAGCGGAGTAGGCAACGAAGATCCAGGGACGCATCCCTAGTCGATAGCTAAGTTCCCACTCTCGTCCCATGTAAGCATAGACACCAATGAGGAAGTGGAATACGGTGAGTTGGAATGGACCCCCGTTGTACAGCCATTCATCAAGTGAAGCAGCTTCCCAAATTGGGTAGAAGTGTAGTCCGATGGCATTGCTGCTCGGAACGACGGCTCCCGAAATAATGTTGTTTCCATACAACAAGGAGCCTGCGACAGGTTCGCGGATTCCATCAATGTCAACAGGTGGAGCGGCGATGAACGCCAAGATAAAACAGGTGGTAGCAGCGAGCAGACAAGGAATCATCAGCACACCGAACCATCCTACATAAAGACGGTTGTTAGTAGAAGTAACCCAGTCACAAAACTGGTCCCAGGCATTCTTCTGCTGTAAAGCAATTGTTGCAGTCATTTAAGTTTGTCCAGGAAGGAGTATGAATACCTCTCCCTATTACCTTTGATCCCCCAGCCCAGCCAGTAGTAGGCTGAGTTCATGTAATAGGGGAGTTGTTGGTAAGGAGTCTGGAACTCAGAAAGCTCGGCACGAAACCGAAGCTCGTTTATCATGTAACGGGTCTGACCTACCAGACTACTAGGATCGCACCCGTATCTTTTACAGAACCTGCCCAGACCATGATAACGTCTGGGCGTGGTCCATTGGATTAAACCGTACCCGCCACGAAGGCAGCGATCGTAAGGAACGATAGCACCACCCTCGCAGACATTGGGACGGAAGTTTGATTCCTGTTGAATGTTTCCCAAGATGACTGCCAGGGCAACAGGGTCTGTAATATCCGCTTTAACTTGCAGTTGTTCTAGAACGTATTGTTGCGCTGGGGTACAGGTGGGACATTCAATCATAGTAATCAGAACTTATACTTCACACCAACTTTGGTGCCATAGGAATTAACAGTGTCAGCAGCGAAGCTGATTTCACCATAGATGTCAAGCTTCTCACTTGCAGCAACCGAACCACCAGTCTTACCAGTGAACTTGGTTTCTGCTTCACCGCCGTCGGGCGAGATCACAGAAGGACCAGCTTGGATGTAATAGCCAAGCACACCAGAGGAACCTTCGTAACCGACATGGAAGTCAGTAGAAGTACCGCTGTAGTCAGAACCGGTAAAGCCAGAGTTGGCTTCCACATTAGCGTAAGGACCAGCGAATGCGGGAGCAGCAGCAATCAGGGTTGCGGGGAGGATAGCAAGGAATTTCATGAGGTTAGTGTTACTTTTTCTTAGCAGTTTTAGCGGCGCGTTTAAAGTTAGCAGCGCTGGGTGCGCCTTCAGACCCAGGCTTTCTCATTTTTTCACCACTACCTTGTTTGATTCTCAAACGTTTGGCGTGGATGTTTGCGTAAAGACCACGTTTTGCCATTACTTTTTCTTCTTAGATTTACCAGCTTTGCTGTAGGCAATGGCAGCGGCTTGTTTAGAAGGGTAACCTTCAATAGTCAACTGCCTAATGTTCTTAGAGATAGTTTCTTTTGATGTACCCTTCTTAAGAGGCATTACCAAATACCAGGAATGATTTGACCAGTCAGCGCGTAAGCGCCAAGAGCAGCCATGACGCCAAGCATAGCAAGGCGACCGTTGAGCTGCTCAGCTCGTTCGTTGTGTGGGACACCGTAAGGATGATCAGACATAATAAGGGGTGGCTCTTTAGCCCAGATGTTTGTGTTGTTCATTAGAATTCTACGTCAGAGTTTGCCAGTTTGTTGAGCACGTCCCGGCGGTAAGCTGGGTCGTTATCATAACGAGGATCTGACATAGCTTGCACCAGTTCAGCCTGGCTGCGGAAACTGTTGTCTACAGACTTAGCTGATTTACCAGACAACATTTGACCGTCTTGACCGACGGCATCAGAGTACTTACTGTTCAAAGCTTGGACTGCGAAAAAGATTGCATTAGGATCACCTTTACCCATCACAGAATCATACATTTGAATTTCTGCTTGGGAAAGGTTTTGACCAGCCCACGTAATCATGGACTGATAGGCTTTCTCGCCACCAACCATTTTAAACAACTCTTGTGCTTGAGCTTCAGTCAACCTTTCGGTTTGATCTTCAGACTCTTCGGAAGTTTCTTCTACTTCTTCGGGGGCTTCGGCTTCTTCGTCCCCTTCTTCGTTCCGTACATCTTCTTTAGGTTCTCCTAGTTTACGTTGTAGTTCAAGATACGCTTGTTCGAGTGCTTGCGAATCTTTAAATTTTCCAGCTAGAAGCGGCTCGTCTCCTCGTTCCAGACTTTCTGCTACTTCAAAAGATTCTTGTTCAGTAGCAGTTAGTCCAGCTTCATTAACTTCAGGAGCGGCGTCGCTCATTGTAAATAGTTGGCTCATTCAATTGGTGGTGGTGGTAGTAGTTCAGTAGCTTGTTCTTGTTGCTGCATCATTTGCATAGCAGCTTGCTCACGTTTCTGATCAACAGCAGCCATTTGTCCAGCCTGCTGAGTCATAGCCATCTCTTGCTGTTGTTGCATAGCAGCTTGCTGTTCTTGCTGCATCTCCTGCATACTCTTGACAAGATTCAAGACGTCAATACCTTGTGAAGCAGCGAGACGCTTGATGACTTCTTCAGGATTGATGTAGGTAGAGAGAGCTTCTGGTCCCATAGTCTGTGCAATGACAGTAAGGAACTGTGAGAGACTTTCACGATCTTGACCACGCCCAAGTGCATTGATACCTGCCACAATAGTAGGTTTAACAATGTCACCTTTAGGTAGGCGGGGGATCTCACCAGTCTTCTGAGCAACGTTCAGCTTCCTGTTGAGATAAGGAACAAGGAACTCAACAGTCAACAGGGAGAACAAGCCACCCAGTTGTTGTTCAAGTTCAAGTTGAGTCATCCTGACTTCTTCAGCTGTTGTCCGTTCAGATTGACGGACGTTAAGCACAAGGAATGCTTCACTAAGTCGTTGTGACAACGTGCCTACCATCTGGTAAGCAGTCTGGAAGTCAGCTGTCTTGCCAACCTGCACCACACCGATGTCATCAGGGCGACCCTGGATGATAGCACCGTTGCCTGCCTTGGCAAGCGTTGCGGGCTTGGTGGTGCTGGAAGGACTGACAGTAAACACTACCTTAGCAGCAGCAGCGCTGCCTTCGACGAGTGCTTGTGACAGAGCTTCAAGTGACTTCAGGTCTCCGATGAACTCTTCGACCCGACCACGACCGTAGACCTCTCCGTCTACGTGGTTAAAGCGTAGCACAAGCCAGGGGTTGGCGTCAATAGGTGCTTTGCTCATGGACCTAGGAAGGACTTCACCGTCTACTTCCTGGTGCCAGACCCAACGGTTGTTATCCCGAGTGACGTGTGTATAAACATCACATTCATCATCTCGGTAACTATCACTGTCAGCGACTGATTCTGTGCTTGGACTTTTGTACTCTGGGTAAAATTTTTTGAGCAGTTTTTTCGAGATTGTTTCTTTAGTTACAATTTCTATAACGTTACCGTTACCATCTCTATCTACAGCATATCGGTTAAGGGGATAGAGCTTGAGCCCTTCCTTACCCATAAAGATAAGAGCATTTCCAGAAACAACAAGATGCTTGAGTGCTTGGTGAACAACCACACGGTCGCCAGAAGCGGCAATAGATTCCATGATGGTGCGTTCAATCTTAGCAAACGACAAGTCAAGTTCTGATCTGATCTCTGGTCCTAGTTCCTGAGGCATGTTAACATCATTAACCTGCAATTTAAAGAAGCTAGTTTGTGGAGGTAGAAGAGCAAGCATTAGTTTACTTGCCAGCGTCACCACACCTTTAGCTCCCACTGATTGCCAGGGGGTAATGAGATTCTTAGCGCCTTTGGTGTAAGCCTCATCCTCTCGGATAAGGTACGGAAGAGTCAGTTCGGCTGCTTGTCTAGCAGTGTTGAGAAACTGTGAACGGTCTGAAGACAATCTGTCATAGCGTTGTTTAGCAGACATTAGATGTTCAGTACACTACCCGACGGTACATTAATACCGGCGGTTGATTGAATTGGAGCGAGGCTCATCTTGTCACGACGTTTAAACGCCTGAGTACCAGCAGTCTGTGGAGGTTGAGAAGCTTGAGCAATCTTAAGATTAGGTGCTGCTTGACCACGGGCTTGACTAGTTTGAGCTTGAATAGCGAGACGGTTCTGAAGTTCAGCAGCTTTTTGCCGTTGAAGATCAGCGTTTTCTAGCTCTTTAACTTTAGCCTCACCTTGAGCAATAATTTGTTCAGCTTGAGTTCGATAAGCCTGGGCTTGTTCGTTAAGAGCTTGGATCTGAGAAGCGTAGTCGGGACCGCCGCCACCGCCTCCTCCTCCTCCTCCTCCACCGCCACCAGATGGGGCGGGAGCAGGTGCAGCTTGCTTCTCCCAAATGGCATAACCATCAGCAGTAAAACCAGTCAGTTGGTGTGCGCTGCTCGGAGCAGACGTAGTACCAATGACCTTTTGCATACTTTGTGCTTGACCAGCACGTTCTTGATAGTAACGTATATCAGTACGAACAGGGGTCGAACCTCGTCCACGAGAGACAGCTGGTGCTACCTGACCAAAGCTTTGTCCGCCGACGTAGCGACCTCTGCTGCTTAAGGCTTGCATGTATTGAGGGATTGCCACTTAGTTTTCCTCCATGTATTGGATGACCCACTCAACGACACTACGCTGACCAGATCGGTACATAATTTTTTCCATTGTATCTTCAGGTGTAGGGTTTGTTGGTGGGAAAGTTTCTTCTAGTTTAGCGAGCATGGCATTAGCTGTCATGCCCCTAATATCTAGAAGGTCAAGCGTATTGAGGGAGGTTTTGGTTTGCATGTTCGAAGAAAGCAGGCATTCTGGCTCTCTTAGTTTCGGCAAGTTCAGGTGCCTTACCCTCATACATCAAGCGGTCGCTAGAATCGAGCCAAAATTTTTTGTTCAAATATTTATTAGATGAATTACCAAGAGGTTGCATCACCCAATTAATGGTTGCCTTACGGAGCTTATCCAGAGAAGGACTCCAATCGAGGTTAAGCTCACGACATACCAGGCTATTCGTTGCAACATGGACTTGTTCGTCTCGTGAGATATCGGCACTTACTGTTCGGAGACCAGCATCACCGTTAAATCGGAAGAATGGGAGGAGCACAAAGAAAACTGCACGTTCGGCAACCAGCGCTTTGAGGATTGTGTGATCTGGATGAGCAATCCAGGCGTCGCGCAGACGCTTGGCTTCTTCCTCAGCTTGTTCATCAACCCCGATAGCGTTGGCGATGTAACCGAGTGCAAGGTCGTGGTTTTCTTCGTCCTTGATATTGGACAGAAGGAGATCCCTCGCCATTTGAGGTACTTCATTTTTTAGTGCATCGTGGATAAAGTCGCCTACTGGTAACTCCATGTGGCGGATAGCCAAGGCACGGTAGATAGTTTCTTCCGCGCCGTCAGCCAATTTACCCGCAGTTGTTTGTACAGGA